TAACCCGCGGACGGAACCCGGTGCTTGCGCAACCCGTGCGGGTAACCCGCGGACGGAACAGGGCGAACGCGTGACCACGGATGAAACCCGGCGCAACACGTAACCACGCCACAACACGTCACGCGCACACAAACTGACTAACAGTCATTTACTAACACATACTAAAGCAATAAACACCCCAAAAATATTTTCAAAAAACTTTGAAAAAACCTATTGACATTTCTTCCGACATGTGGTAAGATATATACGTAATCAAGAAGGACACAAGTTGCAACGAAGTCACAAACGATTACAAAAGAATATTTAAGAAAGGCAAAAACTCCTTTCTGCGTAATTTCATTGTCAGTTTCCATACTCTCTCCATATTCTCTATTATAACAAAATAATTTGAAAGGACAAAACAAACTATGCTTACTAACACTATCATCAAATCTACAGACCTCAGCAAAATGGACAAGTACAACGTAATGAACTACAGCAACGGTGAGAACCTTGAAAAGGCTATCGAAGAATTCGGCAAACTCGTTCTCTCTTACCCGGACGCATGGGCAATGGTTCACACTGTGAACGACAACCCGAAACCCGGTCAGGATAAGGAATACGACAAGCTTGTCGTTATCGCAGACGGCGTTCTATATCACACTGGCTCTCAGTCGTTCACCCAGTCTTTCCTTGACATTGTGGACACGTTTGACGCAAGTGACGGCATGGAAATCGAATGCTTTGCAAAGCCGTCTCAGAACTATAAAGGTCGTAACTTCCTCGGTTGCCGCCCCGTAGCAAAGGCAGGTGAATGATAATGAAGTATATTCGTAGAACTGTTCAGACCACGACATACACATACACGGTTAACGAAAACGGTGTTGATTATCATTTCACCGACGTGTGCGAGGGCGCTCCCACGCTTTACGCGCTGACTAAGAAGTTGCATCGTGACCACGACAACAAAGAGACGGGACGCATTGTAACTCTCGTCAACATTGAGGCTATTGAAGAAAACCGTTACGAAATGTCCGTCAAGGACTTTATCGAGAACGCGGAACTCGTAGACCACATCAAATAAACAATAAGATTTCTCCTTTCCTTAACTGCCGCTGACATGGCGGTAAACCTCCCGATTGAACCGATGACGAAAAAAAAAATTCGTCATCGGTTCTTTTTTATCTTTACACTTTATTATACCACAACGGTATCATTTTGTCAATAGAAAAGAGGGTAAAAACATGGCTAAAAAGTCATCAAAAAAACTGACACCCAATCAAGCAGAATATAAGCGCTTACTTAGAAACGCAAGACAACGCTTTAACCGTTATTTAAGAAAAGGCTATAAATCCCAGTATCAATCTAAAGATTTATTTAGCGCTTTTAAACATCCCGAAAGAATAACAAAGAAAATGCTCGATAAATTAAAGCAAGAACTTAAAGACATTACGGATAGTGTGTTATATGCAGAAGCGCAGAACGGTGAAGCTATTCCGTTTGCCGACATACCCAAAGCGGCAAGAGCGCAGTTTAACAAGTTAGGCTTTACGCAATTTACAGTTACAAGTTCAACAGGTGTTGAAAGTAATATAATTCTTTCGCTTAACAATGCACCCATAGCAAATATAAATGAAGCTGACCTCGCGTTTGCGTATTTCGTTGAAGCGAATGCACGATGGGTAACAGACAAAAAGAAGCATGCAGGTATGGAATATATATTGGACAATCTAAAGGAAGAACGCAACCACCTGCAAAACCGTTACGGCAAAAATGAGGGTGACACTGTATTCGCGTACATGCTGAATGAAATCGGTGTTGCCGCCGGAACATTAACGTCACAGGAAGCGAACGATGTTAACGCGGCAGGACGTTGGTTAGGCAACTTTTACGAACACCGCGAAGCAGGTGTAGAAGAAATGATGAAACTAAATGAAGCGTTTGGAGACGTGCAAGCATGAATTATTATGTATGTGATTTTGAGACAAGCGTATACGACGGGCAAACCGACACGGAAGTCTGGGCGGCGGCATGTGTTAAAATACATACAGAAGACGTACTCGTTGTAAACTCAATAGATAAATACTGGCAATGGGTAGAGCAGTTAAAAGGCAAGAACATCGTGTACTTTCATAATGGTGCTTTCGACTTTTCTTACATTCTCGATTACCTATTGAAGCGCGACGACTACGCACAAGCAACCTATACACCCGACGGTAAAGTTGAACACACTATGTTTTACGAAACGAACGACATGCAACCTAACACCTTTAAGTACAGCATATCTGACATGGGTCAATGGTACACGATGACCGTTAAAACGAATAGAAGTCTTATAGAGTTCCGTGACAGTTACAAGCTTATTCCTCTCTCCGTCGCAGACATGGGAACAAGTTTTAACACCAAACACCGCAAGAGCACGATTGAATACAAAGGTGAACGTCATGCGGGGTACAACATTACCCCAGACGAAGAACACTATATCAAGAACGACGTGCTTGTTGTAAAAGAAGCCATAGAATTTATGTTTGCAGACGGGCACAAAAAACTGACTATCGGCGCATGTTGCATGAGTGAGTTTAAGTCCGGCTATAACCGTTTTGTTTATCAAGACATGTTCCCAAACCTCTATGACATTCCGCTTGACCCCGAGTGCTACGGCGCTACAAATGCAGATGAATACATACGCAAGGCATACCGTGGCGGGTGGTGTCACGTTGTGCAAGGCAAACAATGCAAGGTACATAAAAATGGTTTAACGCTTGACGTAAACTCCCTTTACCCGTCCATGATGCACAGTGACAGTGGTAACTATTACCCTATAGGTAAACCTGAATTTTTCAGTGGCGCAGAGGGTTTAAAGGCAGTAGAAGCGGAAAGACAGGAACTATTAAAGTCGCACAACCCTTTAGTAGGTCTGTATTACTACGTGCGTCTGCGTTGTCGTTTTAGACTAAAGGTTGGGTATCTCCCTTTTATACAGCTAAAGAAAAACCTGCATTACAGACAAAACGAAAGTTTAACCACGTCCGATGTATGGGACGAAAACCAAAAGCGCTATGTGTCCGAATGGGTAGACCAATGTGGCAAGAAGCATGACACGTATGTGACTATGACAATGACCATGACAGATTACGAACTGTTTAAAAAGCATTACATTGTAATTGACCCCAAAATTTTGGACGGATGTTATTTCGAAGCGCAACAAGGCATCTATGACAAATACTTAAACAAATATCGTGAAATGAAAATTAACGCTCCTAATAAGGGCATTAGAACCGTAGCAAAATTATACAGTAACAATCTATACGGAAAACAAGCGGCATCTACAATCAGTTCATACAAGGTGGCTATGCTTAAACCTAACGGCGTGGTAAGTTTCTTTACGGTTGCCGAAAACGAAAAGACACCGGGATACATTGCATGTGGCGCGGCGATTACCAGTTACGCACGAAACTTTACAATTACTGCCGCACAGCAGAATTATTACGGTGTTGATAACCCCGGCTTTATCTACGCAGACACAGACAGCTTGCATCTCGACTTACCGTTAGATAAGATAAAAGGTGTCACGCTACACCCGCGAAATTATTGTTGTTGGAAAAATGAAACCAACTGGGACGTTGGATTTTTCACGCGTCAGAAAACCTATATTGAGCACGTGACACATGAGGACGGCGAACCGATTGAAACCCCGCATTATATAGTGACATGCGCGGGTGCAAACAAAACCGTTAAACAACTGTTTATACATTCCGTAGAACAGGATTACGACACAGAGAATAACCCAGAAAACTACACACCCGAAGAACTCGAATTTATCCGTGAACCTCGTAGCATATCCGACTTTGTACCCGGCATTATGATACCGGGTAAACTTTCTCAAAAGCGCATTAAAGGTGGTGTTATCTTAGCTGACACGACATTTGAAATGCACTAAAAGTAAAATCCCTTAGAGCATGAAAACTCTAAGGGATTTTGTTATTCTTAAACGCACGTCTACACAAAGGAATTGACCGTTCATAGCCTTGTCACGGCGGCATCTTTCAGCCGTGTCACCCGTGCAGGTCGATGTGCAGAACGAACGCAGAATACAAATTAGAATGAAAGCGCTTTTAGTATTGCTTCTTTCGCTTGCAGGTCTTTGAACCGCATACAGCCATGTTCGAAGTAATATCGTAGCTTTTGAATGAGAATAAAGTTACTTGATACCATAACATAATTTAATTTATGGTCTGCGGTGTCCACGGTGATTTTGAGCGGATATTGATAATCGACGCTTTTGTCACAGAACACTATACCCAGTTCGGGGTACTCTCGAACGCCGTAGTCAATACCCGCATAGCGTATCGTTGCGACATACTTTCCGCGTCCCGTAGGCGTATCGACAAATGAGAGGTCATCTTGTAGATACACACCCTCGGCGCTATATGCGATATAATCGCTCGAGCCGAATGCACGGTTGAAAGCGCTTGATTTTAAAGCTTTAGCCGCTGTTTCGTTGTAGCCCTGTTCCAGAACAAAGCCGTCACCACGCAAAAAATGCGTGTCTTTTTGAAGTCGTGTCGAAATATCCATTGCAACATAATACGGGTTAAGTATCGTTACAGGGTTAGAAATCATATATACGGGCACGTAGCGGGATTGCTTGCTACGTCCACGCGCAATAGAATTGTGAATAGAGATAAACTTTTCAACCTCTTTGTCGCAGTAGTGGTTCTGCTCGGATTGAAACTCGTCGAATATAATATTGTCAATGTCACTGAACAAATGTGAATTGCGCTTTAATTGGTCGGCTGAATTGATGGAAATTGCGTAGCCGCACGGTTCTTCGTTTAGGTACAACTCTTGGTATATGCCTTTCATCTTCTTTGCGGCGGTCATATCGTATTCGGGGAAGAATAATTCTTTTATATCCTTGAAGAACTTTTCGTCACAGCCGTCTAACTCATAGTTGAAGCGATACAGCAACGCGAACTTTTCTCCACGTTTGATAAACCGATTGACAACAAGTCTATTAAAATAGGTTGTTTTACCCGCGCTACGGTTAGAGGTACACATGAAGACCTCAGGTGTTTTGCCGTTTAGATCCTTTAATGACAATAGCTTTGTTCCGTCGTAATAATTCAATTTTGGCATTATATTTCAACTCCGTGTATTATTTTCTAATTAAATTATACCACAAGTATATTGACAAGTCAACCCTTATGTGCTATACTATAAGTATAAAAGGTGGTAAATACAACAGAAAGGATTGAAACTTTATGGACGTAACCGCTATTGTTCAGGTTGTTTCCTCTCTTGGTTTCCCTATCGCCGTTTGCTTGATTTGCTTTTGGTATATCAACAAGCTTGAGGAAACGCACAGGAACGAAGTGCAGAAGCTAACCGACGCACTCAACAATAACACGCTCATTATGCAAAAGCTTTGTGACAGAATGGGCGTAGAGAAAGAGGGTGACGAGTAATGGCAGCATTTCCGAGTCCAAAAAACTATTCCGTCTACAGTATTCAAACCGTTTACAGTTTGTATGAGGACGCAGACAAAGAGCATAGAGAGGGTGCACCTATAATACATTGTAAAAATGTAATTAAGGTACCTATTGCCGAACCCGTTGCACAGAAAATTGGAATTGACACCTATACCGTCATACCTTGTATAGCGTATGTTTTCGCAAATGGTGTGATATACCCTTTTAAAATTTTTATCGAAACTAACGAGGGCGTTACAGTGGAACCTATTTCTGTACAGGCTCCCTTAGTTCAGTACAACGAGGCTTTTTTACTAACCCTCCCACGAGGGACAACGGGTATTAAAAAAGCATATATAAGAAGGCGGGTCGGGAATCGTATTATTCAAAACGATTTGGTGTTTGACATCATGGAAGCGCCTTATAATTATGAAAATTATTTGCTTGCACTAAATCATGCCGAATTTGTAGATTTTAAAGGTTCCGCACTTGACAGAATAAACGAGTCAGAGATTGCGACGTCAAAACTTGGTACAGAAGTAAATAATCTCAAAGCAAGAGTTGCAACCCTCGAAAACAAGGTAGGTGGATAACAATGTGCGCAAAAATCTTTTCAAATGGTATAGACCTTTCTGAACATCAAGGTTCAGTTGACTTTAACAAGCTGAAAGCATCGGGCACTGACTTTGTTTTACTCCGTGCGGGTTACGGCAGTGCAAACCGATACCCCGAACAGTACGACGCAAGGTTTGAGGAATACTACAAAAAAGCAAAAGCCGCCGGTCTCGGCGTGGGTGCATATTGGTACAGCTACGCCGAAAACGCTGACATGGCGGCAGATGAATCCGCAAGCTTTATCAAAGCTTTAAAGGGTAAGCAGTTTGATTACCCGGTGTATATCGACCTCGAAGAAGATGAAATATCAAAGCGCCTTGGTAAGGCAAAATATAGCAGTATCGCCGCTGAAATCCTTAGTACCGTGGAAAGCAACGGCTATTGGGTCGGAATTTATGCGTCTTTGTATTACCTTTCAGATCGTCTCGACATGTCGAAACTATCCCGGTACGCCGTTTGGTGTGCCCAGTGGAACGACGTTTGTCAATACGAAAACGCGGGCATCTGGCAGTATACAAACAGTTATACCGTAAATGGTGTCTCGGGTAAAGTGGACGCGGACTACGCGTATTATGATTACCCGTCCCAGATTAAGGCGAAAGGCTTGAACGGCTACAAAAAGAAAAGTGACAACAAGGATTTAATCCGAACAAAGCTCGAACAGATTGAAGTTCTTGCAAACGAAATTGAAAGCTTGATTTAACATGGCAACCTATAAGCAATGTATAACAGACCAAAAGACAATCTATGAAAGCGCGGGTTATCCGTACTATGACGGCGGCGGTGAACATGGCGGCATTGATACCGTGCACGACAACTACAAAGCGTATGCACCATTAGCCGGAAAGGTTGTATGGGCGCAGGTGTGGGACGGCAGCACCATAACTGGCAACATGTCATGGGGCAACATGATACTCGTTGAGTTTGAACCGAACAAGTATTGGCTTGCCGCACACTTTGCGTCACAGATTTGGTCAGAGGGTGACAGCATTGCACAAGGTCAGTTTATCGGGACGCAAGGTCAGACGGGCAACGTCACTGGTACACACACCCACTGGGAATACTGGGACGGCGGACAAACAACCGCTTACCGAAAAGACCCGTCAAGCATCTTGCGTATACCGAACGGTGTAGGTACGTATAACGTTACGTGGGACGCAAGCACACCGCAACCTAAACCACCTTTACCCGACGCGACATGGCATGCAAAAAACTTGTACGGTTACTCCCGTGAGAGTTCAGAAGCGCAAGACAACGCTATTATGATTTACAAGGCTTTAGTGCAGTCCCTCGGGTGGACATTAAACGCCGTTTCTGCCGTCCTTGGTAACATGGAATGGGAGAGCGGGTACAATCCGTGGCGGTGGGGTTGGGATGAACCCCTCCCGTCAACGGATTATAGAAAGGAAGACATTGGTTATGGTTTGGTACAATTTACTCCACCTCAAAAGTATATTGACGCAGATATTGCAAAGTCGTCCCCCGGGTATGCTCCCCACTTTAGCGACGTGATGGGCAGTCCCGATGATGGTACAGCGCAATGTTACTTTTTAAGTAAAGCTACAAACCTTTGGTACCCCGTCAGCCCGTATAACATGAGTTATGCGGAATTTAAAGCGTCAACGCAGTCCCCTGAATACCTTGCAAGTGTGTTTCTCGACACATACGAACGTCCGGCAGATCCGGAAGCAACACGTGCAGACCGACAAGCGGCGGCGCGATATTGGTACAACTACCTCGGACAATATGACCCCGATACACCACCAACACCGACGAAACGAAAGTCTATGCCTATATGGATGATGTGCCTTGGCTACAGAAAGAGAATGATTTAAAATGGCAGTAAAAAATCTTGAACAGTTTAAAGAAATGTTTGCGTCGGGTGACTTTACACCCGATAGAATGTTAGAAATTGCGGAAGACGTTGCGGACACGTTTAATGACTTTAGCACCAGACTGACCGCGGCGGAAGAAGCAACAGCACAAAAGGATAAAGAATGGCGCGAAAAATATACAAGCCGTTTCTTTGAGGGTAAACCAGAGGGCAGTAAACCCGACGAACCCGCAACGCAGTCCCCGTATGGGGTAGATGCAACCGAACGTGCAGAGCATATCACGTTCAACGATTTATTCAAATAAGAAAGGATGATTTTCAATGGCAACTAAGCCGAAAGTAAGAACACTGACAAACAGTTCCGCAGACGTGTTGAATGCTATCCGCAATTCCGCGTCTATCAACTACCGCAACTATGTCCCGGTTGTGACCCCGGATGCAGACAGCATTCGAGAAATCGGCGCAATCATCATGGACATGCCAGCGTTGCAGAATGAGTTTCTGTCCGCGCTCGTAAACCGTATCGGAAAAGTCATTATCACCTCGAAGTCCTACTCTAACCCGTGGGCGATGTTCAAGAAAGGTTTCCTTGACTTTGGCGAAACGGTTGAAGAAGTGTTCGTAGCTATGGCGCGACCGTTCCAGTACGACCCGGCAGTCGCGGAAAACGAACTCTTTAAGCGTGAAATTCCCGACGTTCAGTCCGCGTTCCATGTCATGAACTTCCAGAAGTTCTACAAGACTACGACAGAGGAACAGGATTTGCGCCTTGCGTTCCTGTCCGAAGACGGTGTGTATAACCTCGTCGCGAAGATTACGGAACAGCTTTACACGGCTATGGAGAATGACGAATTCCTCGTCATGAAGTACATGCTTGCGCGTAACCTGTCCCGTGGTCAGATTAGCGTACAGACAATCAACACAAGTAACATTGATGACGCAACCGTTGCAATGCGTAAAGCGTCCAATGACCTGCTGTTTATGTCTGACGAATACAACCTTGCTGGCGTGACCACGCACACCCTGCGTGATGACCAGTATATCATTATCAATACTGCGTTCGATGCTACCCAGAGCGTAAAGAACCTTGCGCGTGCGTTCAACATGTCCGAAGCTGAACTGCTCGGTCATATCGTTCTTGTCGATGGTTTCGGCAAGCTGAACGTAAAGCGCCTTGGTGAACTCTTTAAGGGCGACCCGAACTACTATGAGTACAGCCCGAACGAACTGGAAGCGCTCAACGAAATTCCTGCCGTCCTTGTTGACCGTGATTATTTCGTGATTTATGATAAACTCCAGCAGTTCCGTGACCTCGAGAACGTACAGGGTCTTTACTGGAACCACTATCTTCATGTATGGAAGCTGTTCAGCGTGTCCCCGTTCGCAAACGCTATCGCGTTTATCCCGAACACCCCGACTGTCACAGGCGTTATGGTATCTCCGGATACAGCTACGGTGTCCGCAGGTCAGGCGCTTACCTTGACCGCGAAAGTCGCAACGACCAATTTTGCGCCGCAGGCGGTTACATGGACAAGTAACAACCCGCTCGTTACGGTGTCTGCATCCGGCGTGGTTAAGGTTGACCCGACTGCAAGCGGCAAGGCGAACATCACTGCGACCTCTAAGTTCGATATCACAAAGAGCGGCATGTGTGAGATTACCGTACAGTAAACTAATTCAATGTAAGTCAAAACCCTCTGGAAACAGAGGGTTAAGACTTATATAAGAGGTGAATAAAATGCCATATATACCCCCTAATTCAGACGTTGTGTTATGTCGTGGTGTTCCTATTGAAAGTGACTATAAGTATACGTTATACTTTGATAGTATTGCCGCTCAAAATAATTACTTTTTCAGTAAAGCTTTCAAGCAATTCCACAATGTGTCATATCAGCGTGAAAGACGTAATTATATAACCTTGGAAATTCCTGCAACACAAGTATATGCTTGCAATTATCTATTGTTTAAAAACACGTCATACGGTGAAAAGTGGTTCTTTGCGTTTGTAGACAGTGTTGAATATGTAAACGACAATGTTACAGATATACACTATGAACTTGACATGATGCAAACTTGGATGTTTGAATATACTTTGATGCAATGCTTGGTTGAACGTGAACATTCCGTAACGGACAAGATTTTTGAAAACACCAGACCAGAAAACATTGGGTATGGTGAACTGATGTGCGGCGTGTCTCAAAACCTGTTATCTTCACGCGGTTTGTTGGGTGAATATGCGTGTGTTATTACAAGTAAACCCTATTCAACCGGCGGCGATGACCCCATAAAATTGTACAGTCAGTTTTGCCCTGTGTACGGCTATATTGGTAGCGCAGAGGATATGAACGTACTCGTGCAAGATTTTGTTCGTAGTGGCCAGCAAGATGCTGTCTTGTCCGTAACGGTTGCTAACGCACTCATGGCACAGGGTGCAGATGAAACGCATTTTGACATGCCGAAGATAGTACCAAAAGAAGATTTTAAGTTTGTTTGCTATGGTGTTACCAGTGGTATTTATGAGGGTGAGGAACAGTTCAAAGACCAGTTACCAAACGGATATAAACCGCGAAATAAAAAACTGTTTGGTTATCCCTACAATCAACTGTGGATTAGCAACAATCAAGGTACAGTAAACGAATACCGTTATGAAGATTTTAAAATTGATAAAGACGGTTTCTTTCACATGGAAGTTGCGGCTTCCGGCATAAGTTCACCCGAATGTGTACTTTATCCTTTGGACTATAGGGGTGTCGCTAAGTATTACGACCATGCGCTTGTATTGACAGGTTATCCTACTGTTCCATGGATAGGCGACACCTATAAGGCATACATGGCTATGAACCGCAATCAAATAGAAAATGCTGTTTTCACACAGGGTGCAAACGGGTTAATAAATACCGTATCAGCTTTTCTTGGTGGTGCAATGACCGTGAATAACGCCGCCGATATGTTACAAGCCGCTAAAGCTGACGCGGCTAATCGCGGGTTATATCCTAAAGAGGTTAGTCAAGTCACAAAAACAGGTTTGAGACAGCAAGCCATGGGCGGTATATTTAGCGCTATTGGTACTGCCGGAACAAGCGCAGTAGACTTTATGACAAGCGCATGGCAAGTTGAAGCTAAACTTAAAGATGTTTCAAATATCCCACCAAATGTAGGAGGGCTATCCGGCGCGGGAAGCGTTACTAACGCTTTAGCCCGTTTTGATTACAGTACCTATTACATGTGTGTCAAACCAGAATATGCGGAAATCGTAGACAAATTCTTTGACATGTTCGGTTACAACACGTGCACCGTCAAAGTTCCTAATACCCATTCAAGACCCCATTGGAACTACGTTAAAACTATCGGTTGCGAAATACAGGGCTTCTTGCCACAAGAAGCGGCGAACATAATTAAAGCTGTGTATGATAAGGGTGTTACATTCTGGAAAAACGGCGACGAAGTGGGTAACTATACACTCGATAACTCCCCGACATAAGAAAGGACGGTGATATAACATGGCAAGTAGCTTGAGAGCAAAGCATTATGGCGGTACGCAAGACCGCATGTTTTGGAGTACGGCTTTTGAAAACCGACTGAACAACGATTTATACCTTGCAAGGCTTGTTGAACTTTCTGCGTCCATGTTTGACTGGATGGGACTGCCGGAAACATGCGACGTGCGAACGCTCGAACTTGCGCTTCTGGGTAACGGGCGTGCGGTGTTCTTCAAAGACGACGCGCTCGACATGTACATGACATTGCCCGTCAATGTCAGTACAAGCGGGTACGACGTGTACGGACAGCCGTTACAGTTTACCGCACGTAGCTTGTATAACAACTACAGATACCCATTGACACAGGAAACAGGCGTGATGATTTACAATAATTATCTCCGTACCCCGTCCCTAATGCAGTTAGTATCATTCGCGGACAGGCTCGGAAAGATTGATGAAATCATAGACATAAACGTCAACGCACAGAAAACCCCAATTTTGATTTTGGCAGACGAAAGCAAACGCTTGACGATGAAAAACTTGTATATGAAATATGACGGAAATCAGCCGTTTATATTTGGTGACAAGAATTTATCTATCAATGACTTTACAGTGCTAAAGACAGACGCGCCATACGTTGCAGACAAATTGTATGAAATCAAAACGCAGATTTTCAATGAAGCTTTAACTTATCTTGGTATTTCAAATACGTCGTTGCAAAAGAAAGAGCGGTTGATTACAGATGAAGTGTCCCGTAACATGGGCGGCACTATCGCGGCAAGATATAACCGCTTGAACGAGCGGCAAAAGGCTTGCGAAAAAATCAATAGTTTATTCAATCTGAATGTATGGTGTGAGTACAAGGAAGATTATGACGACCGTTTGATTTTGGAAGATACCGACGATGTTATACGTCAAAACCAGCTTGAAGAAAAGAACAAATACTTTGAGCAGAAAAGAAAGGAAGAAAACAAATGAGTAAATTTACAACAGAAGTTCGTTGGATTTGCGAAAGTTTTGTTCCTGAATTGAACTGGCAATGTGAGTACGAACACAGCGGATATGGTGACGTTGAGAAAGCTTTGCAAGCAGGTTATGAACACATTTTCGATTTTGATTTTCCTATCTGGAAAGAAAGTTATCGTGAACACCTGTGCAAACTTATCCTACTCCACTATTATACGCGTGAAATAGCGTATGAAACGTATGCGCTTTGGAAACTGCATCTTCGGGAGCGGCTTGTCGCGATTATGCCGAAATATAACATGCTGTACAAGCAAGAGGAACTTGCGAACCCGTTTGATAATATCAAACATACTACAGTAGGCGAAGACACGACACACACTGCTGACAACGGCACATCACATGGCGAAAGTCAAAGCACAGGTTGGAACAAGTTTAACGAAACTCCGCAAGGTGGTATTGAGGGGTTAGACACAGATAAGTATTTGACAAACGCAACAAAGACAACGAGCGAAGCTTCAACCGACGGCACAGCACAAAGCACACAGGACGGTAAACGCAACACGGAGTATACTTATACAGGGCGTAGCAGTGGAGACGCGTATTTCTCCGAAATGACTAAGATGTACAAGAATTATGAAAGTGTTGACAACATGGTATTGCACGAACTCGAAGACTTGTTTTTCGGTTTGTGGGAATAAAGAAAGGTGGTAAAGTATGCCGAACGATAACAAATTCACACCCGCTGACTTTGACCCGGTTTTAAAAAAGTATGACGGCATTCCGTATCTGCGCTTTTGGTGTCAGAAAGTTCTCCCCGCTGTTTATGACCAGAGTTTGAGTTATTATGAAGTGCTGTGTAAGCTTGCGGCGTTCCTTAACAAGATGCTTGAGGAACTCGAAAAGATGCAGGATAACATTGACGCTTTGCACAAAGCCTATAAAGACTTGCAGGACTGGGTGAACGCTGAAATCGCAAGGTTTGAAGCGCACATGGAACAGCACTTCGACGACTTGACGAAAGAACTTTGGAATAAGTTTGAACAGTATAAAAACGATACGAACACTACTTTACAGCAGTGGTTTAACAACTACGCTACAAATACTACAAATAATTTAAACAAAAAGTTTGAAGATTTTGTAACCAATGCTAACACGCGCATTGACCAAATGTTCAACACGTACACCACGAACACCAACAACGACTTCAATACGTGGAAAGCTGATTTTACCAACCAGTACAACCAGTGGAAAGCCGACGTTGACGGACAAATTACGAACATCAATTCCAATATCCGTTCTTTGACTACACGCGTAGCCGCACTTGAAAACATGGTTAAAACATATCCTAAGTTTGATTATAAATCTTTCACGCTTACGGGTACGCATTATTATAAAAAGGCTATTTTGGACATGCTTTCGTTCCCGTCATCTGCTGATGCTACTGTTATTTGCTACGGTGTCATGCGTGTGTATGGGCAGGATAGTTCCGTTGCCGTGTCGGGTAACTGGCGCGAAAGACTTGTGACCCCCGACACTTTCATAAAGGACGTGGCAACGCTGTTAGGCGCTACTACGCAAAACACGTTTAAATTTGAACTCATGCCGCGTGCTTCCTACGTATCCGCTTCTGGCGATGATAACAACGGCGCTCCTACAAACGACAAACTTATTACGGGTTTGCTTTGGGCGCCGGGCCCGGGTGACCATAGCGGTTTCGGAAGCGCACAGCTGTTCTTTAAAAACAACGGGTCGGTTGGTTTCGTGACTGATAACTCAATGCTATTTTCGGCTATTGCGTCACAGCAGGTCAACCCGCCCAGGTGGGGGCACGAGTCGGGAGAGTGGTCGTTGTAAATAATTTATGATAACAAAGGCTCGAGTACCGTAGTGGTATTCGAGCCTTTGTTGTTACTATAACGAGAGTTAACATTGTGCGAAATAACCATTGATTATTATGTCACATAAGTCTTCATCGCTATCATCAAGAATTTTTGAAAGAAAGCATCTTTTGCAATCTCCGTCGTATTTATTACAGCAACAAGTAACTAAGTGGTTTAATGTACTCAAAAATTTAATATACTCGTCATAATTACCACATTTAAAAGTTATTTGATATTTGTTATATTCTACTTTCATTTTTAACCTCGCAATATTTTTGTATAATCAGCTTTTCGGCTTGTTTTAACGCGCTTGCTTGATAATCTATCCACGTTCCAAAACCAACGGGTTGCTTTGCACCGGCATGCAAACGCTTTAACGTTGTAGGACTGCATGTGCGTGCTGCTATGCTGTAGCTGTCTGCAAGCGCCTTGCCGCAATAGCTGTATTCAATCCAGTTTAGGCAACCATCGAGCAATTCGGTGTGGAGTTCGGACAATGTGTCCGGCGCTTCTGCGTCGCCTAACCTGTTCAAAATATCTATTGCGTATAGCTTCACGGCGCTTCGGTATGCGCCGCGCGGGGTGGTTTCATTTACTTTATTGCGTATCTCGATGTAATTCAAGTGTTTCACGCTCCTTTATCGTATCGTACAAGTAACACCATGCGTTAAAAATGTCATTACATAACGCATAGGCTATATTCGCATTTGTATACAGCTACGAGTTTCATATATTATATTTTGTGTTTGGTATACATAATGCCGCAATGCTTGCAAGTCCATATACGTCATAACTTCCACCACCTTTCTACTGTCTTTAACAACTTGTAATCGTTGTACGTGCGGTCAAGCCATTCGAGCAACTGGGCAAGCCCTACAAGCAGTGTTCCTGCAACTATACTCAAGCATAACACGACAATCATAATGTTTGCACCACCCTATAAGCTAAATCTAAGCATTTCGCTAATTTGTCAATTTCATCGCATGTCCGCGTTTCAAGTACGTCTAATTTTCCTAAAGAGCATTCGTCACAACGTGTATGACGTTGGCATATTTCATCTTTAATGTCCAACACCCTTATAATTTGTGCAATTTCAACCTGCGTTCACGCTTCTCTTTTAATGTCCATCGTTGAACCGCCTTTCTGCTGTTAAATCTGTGATATAGCAAGCGCCCATCTGCCTTGCAGCTTTATGCGCTATGCGTTTTGCATGTGCCGCTGTCTTTGCGTATACAGGTATCTCAACTTTATATTTGCCTGTGTCCGGGTCTGTTACGGTCACTGTTACCAAATAACTGTTCATCTTCGTTTTCGTCCTTTCTCCAATTTGTGCCTATGCAACTATCTATTGCATGTGCTGCAAATGGTATTTCGGTTTCCTTGGCGTTATCTGCACATGCGGGTTTTACAAGGTTTGCTTTGAATAGGTCTGTCCAGTTTGGTTTCATGGTTTTCACCTCCTTTTTATGACCTGCCTTATCAGCACGTGTAAGTCATCTCACGTGGACGGGCGTTGCGCCCGTTTCGGCTTAGATTTCAAATTCTTCCCCTGTTTCGTTGCGAAGCAGTTCGCAGTATGCTTCAAAAAATTCCTGCTCGCCGCCTTTTTCTTCCGTCCACTCGCTGTGCAACTTCTCGCGTAAATCGTCCCGCATATAGCTAACGATTAAATCGCGGTCGTAAAGGTTTCCGTTGAATTTGATTTTAACATTTTGCTTCCTTTCCTTTTTTCTGACTATATTGTACTTAATGTTTGTGAACTGTGTATGAACGGTTTGTTAACAATATTTGAATGTTTTCACTTTCTTTTGATTTCAAAGTTTTCGTTTGCGCTCCCGAAATTGTAACTATCAAAATCATATTCTATGCCACTGGCTAACTCGTCAAGGTTGTTATTTAAATAGATTTTCGCCATGTCATAGTCAAGATAATGTGTTATGCTTACCGCGCATTTATTTAACGTATTGATAACTTCTCTCGGAAGTTCGATGTTTCCAAACGGCCTATGCCCGGTTACAATTACGGTACCATAGTCAATTACATATACATCACAATTCCAACCGTATACCCCCGCAGTATAGAAATTCGGTTCGCGCCATTTTAACGCGTCTTGTAAGTCGCAGTAGTCGACTTTGATAACATTTTCGTATGCGTGCATAATTGCTCTTTTCGTTGTTTTCGTTTTCATTTTGCATTTTTCCTTTCCGGCGTGTCATCATCAGTGCAACGCCGCCAACCGTTGCAGACGCTCGTTAGAGCGTTTCGACTGTTTAGAAAGTTTCCGTTTCGATTATTACAGCTTTCATCATGTAGGCATCTTCATAGGCTTTCGCGAACAACTGAGCATCTGTTATCTTGTAAAATTTCGCTTTGATAACCATTATCGTGTCTTGTAGTTCTTCGCTGTAGGTCTTTGCCCATACTTCATAAATTGTTCTTTTCATTTGTTTTTACTTCCTTTCCTTTTTTCTGTCTATATTATAGCATACCCCGGCACGAAATGTGTTAACAAGCTGTGAACAAATTGTAAACGATTTATTAACAAATTATGAATTAAATATGAACAAGAATACTTTCATGCTTTAATGTATTAAAGTGGGTTAGTTGTGACTTACGCTCGTTTCTACCTCTGCT